CTTCTTACTAACTTATATCGTCTAAGGAGATATAACCATGGCACACCCATATCAAAACCCACATGACCCATTCAAGGATCGTTACCCAGATCCATGGTCAAAGAATCAAGTAACAAATACAGTCAAGCCAGCAGAGATTACTATTCAGTCTCTATTCCCTCAGTTCAATCGCTGGGCTATCGGCTTTGATCCTCTTCTACAGACCCTGCAGCAAGTCTCAGCTACCGCTAAGCAGGCCAGCTATCCGCCTTATAACATCTACAAGGATGGGGACAAATACGTCCTAGAACTGGCTGTAGCCGGTTTTGGTAAGGAAGATATCACCATTACTGTAAAAGAGCTCCAGTTGACCGTAGAAGGCCAATTAGAGGCATCTGAGGCGGAGCCTATCCATAAGGGAATCGCTACCCGTGACTTCAAGCAAAACTTCGTGTTAGCCGAGTATGTAGTAGTCAAGGGAGCAGAGCTTAAGGATGGAATGCTCCGAATCACCCTAGAACAAGAGCTGCCCGAAGAGATGCAGCCAAAGTTGATTAAAATCAAATAATCTGCTAGACTAGATAACAGAGTCCCTAGTTTCTACGGCGAATACGTGGCTAGGGACTCCGACGCAGAGTGGAGAAGTTCGGCATCTCGCTTGGCTCATAACCAAGAGGTCACGGGTTCAAATCCCGTCTCTGCAACGAGGTAACACTTGTATTGCTTCTCATTTGGTTTGAAGTTTACGCAAGTATCTAGGCGGACGCTAGCACGACCTAGACGGTCTCATCAGGGGACTCGGTTACGAGACCTTACGGCGTGGTGAAAGATAAACCGACCTGATACTTTGACCTTTAGCTCAGCAGGCAGAGCACTCGACTGTTAATCGAGTTGTCCCTGGTTCGATCCCAGGAAGGTCAGCGGCGATACGAGCGTGATTCCGTATGAAGAGTGCGATCTGCGTATCCCCCCATTAAAGAAGGAAAGATGATGAATAAAGAAGTAACACCCGAAGATTTAGACAAATGGGCAGAAGAGTATGAAGCTACCCACACTGATACAATTGTTCCAAGTAAAGAAACCATGGATGCTGTCTGGGAGACCCAGCAATCATTCGAGGAGTAATCACACCTACCCCGCCGAAAGTATGGAGAGCTAAATGCCTAATTATGATTATAAGTGCAACGTCTGTGGGGGCGTGCAAGAGATTTATCAGACATTTGGTGATAGCACTGTTCCCGTATGTTGCCAAGAGTCTATGAGTAAGATTTTTCAAGCTACCCCCGCCGTTTTTAAAGGTGGAGGCTGGGGAGGACAGTAATGTGGTCTTGGTTACTTGCAATCATTGGAGTGACAGGAATCTACTTTGTAGGTCGTAAGACTATATGGGGTTGGTTTGTTCTCCTGTTCAATGAATGTCTATGGACTGTCTACGCTATCCATACTAAACAATACGGGTTTATATTTGCCTCTTTAGCGTATGCTATTACCTATATCCGGTCATATAGGCACTGGGCTAGGGAGAAGTAATGTCTGATAAGTATCGTGCTCGGCACTTCATGCCTATAGTTGATCCCGATAACTATGCTGCAATGGCAGCTGCCCTACGATACGACAGAGAACGTAGCCGACTTTGTGGTCCAGGCTATGAAGAGATTTATGCCCCCACCTCAGGTGGTCCACGCCCTCGTGCCCAGAAGTGCTGCTATAACGCCAACACTGAAACCCTCGTTATTGTAATGACAGACCCCGGCGCCGGTGGTAGGGCTCAATATACCTGGATTCAATATGATGGGGTAAATGTGGGGGATTGGGAGGTACTTAAGAATGGTACCTCTACTAATGACTTTGTAAATGACGCTCTTTTAGGGGTTCCTTGGCTTAGGACCTCCTATGGTACACTTCCTAGGACAAGATCAGAAACATTTGAGCTAGGTAGCCAAGAGTATTTGTGATACGCTAGGTTTAGACTAGAGAGGGAAAAATGACAACAATTGCAGCAATTCAAGGTGACGGTTGGGTAGTAATGGGTGCAGACACTCAATCTACCGTTTCTGAGTACAAACGCCTTAAGATGGCTAACGATAAAGTTATTGATAATAATGGGATCCTAATTGCCGGTTGTGGCATGGGACGTGGCATGGATCTTATGCAAAAGGCATGGGTTGCCCCAAAACCTCGTAAATCCCGCATGAGTATTGATGAGCTCGATAAGTGGATGGCTAAGACTTTTATTCCTCAAATGCGTCAGCTATTCATTGATGGTGGCTATGATATGAAGGATGACGGCGAGTACGCTCAACACGAGGGTGCATTTATTGTCGCTGTACAGGGCGTTGTATTTTATATTGATGACGACTACTCCTTTGACCGTGAAGCTCGTGGGGTTACTACATCTGGTAGCGGTGGGGACTTTGCTGCCGGTTCATTATTTAAAAAAGATTTAAGCACTATAGAAAAAGCTAAGAAGCAAATGGAGATTGCTGTAGACGCTGCCAGAGAGTATGACGTCTATTCTGGTGGAGAAACCCGCATTTACGTACAAGAGGCCTAATACCTCTGTTACCATTACCCTGTCTCTTGGGCAAGACTCTCTAACCCTCTCTAGATAGGACTATGTACATGGCAACTAATCTCGAAGGCAATAGCCTAGAGTCATGGACAGTTTATACAGGTAACCCAATTACCGGTAATACAAGCTTGTCTGTGTCAACAACCTCTGCAACATACGCATACGCTATGTTGACAAATATCACCACATCAACTGTTACGGGTCGCCCTAACGTTGATTTCGTATGGGGTAACTTCCCACTACAACCAAATGATGAGCGTTCTGCAGGAACTCCATCCGCAACTGTTACAGTCGGTGGATCACAGAACGTATCATGGACCAACACCTCAACTGTTAACTCTGCTTATCTCACCTATACTCAGGATTCCGAGAACATCGCAGAAGCTAACTACTCAGGATTCCCAAGCTTTATTGCTGCGGACCCAATCCTTCGTGTAACAGCTGCTTCAGGAAATGGTACAACCGTCACCTATACAGCTCAATCAAACGGAATCGTCCCAGCTTCATTGGTTGGACAGAACGTAACCATCACAGGTCTCACAAACTCTGCATTCAACCTAACAAACGCCACAATCGCATCAGCTACAGCTTATCAGTTCACAGTAACTAACTCAGCTGGTTCAGGCGTATCAATCACTGGTCAAACAGGCTACGCACAACTTGGTGCTGGAGCATCTGACTCAGATGGTGCATTCGTAGGCACAACCGCTTATGTAACTGTTCCATCAGTTCTTGGCCTATCAACCTCTAATGCTCAAACACTTCTTGGTGATGTCGAGCTTGTTGTTACAACTGCAGGTTCTGCAACTAACACACCAATCTCAATCACTGCTGCTGCTCGTACTGCTAGCTCAGCTACTGCAACTGTTACAGCTACAGGTGCTGGCGCTGCGTTCCCAATTGGTACAAAGATCACAATTGCTGGTCTTGCAGATGCTACAACAACAGAACTTAACGGTACATGGACTGTTACCGCAAGTGCGACAAACACTGTCTCATTTGTCTCTAACAACACAACCGCTATCGCTGTTGCTTCACCTACAGGTACCCCAACAGTCAAGGGTGCTTCTGCAACAATCAAGACCCAGAGCGTTGCTGCGGGTGCTGCATCAATCGCCGCTGGTGCTGCGATTACAATCACACCTTGGGCCTAATAGCCTAAATGTAATTAGCCGGGAGTTAACGCTCCCGGCTTTTTGCTTTAATGAGAGAATACTCGTATGACGCACCCCAAAAAAGCGCATCGTCAGTTCAAGGTGCCTCTAAAAGACCCCGCCACGGTGGGGAGGCTGGGTGACGCTAGATTCCCCCTTCCTAATTCTGTAGTAGACTATGATCAGATTTATTATGGACTAGGCCCCGATTCAGACATAGATATGGATCAAAACCAAGGAACGGACATAGATGACACAGCTAATGGAACCGGAGCTACAGGGAATGCCTCAGGTGGAGGACTTTCAACAGCGAATTCAATGTGACAGCTGTTCAGCTAGAGCCACAACCCTAGTTTTGCTGCCTTATGGAGAATTAGCCTTTTGCAGCCATCATTACAATAAAAACACTAAAGCACTTACAGATGCCGGGGGAATTGCTAAACTTCTGGGAGTATCTGAGGATAGATCGGAAAATCATGCAAGCTAAGAATGGCAGCAACATTGTTCAAGCCGGTAATGGCGGCAATCTCATTAGCAAGCTAATAGAGCCATGGACCGCAGCAAATAAGGCAAAAATTACTATGGCCTTGCAGGATAGGTATCTAGAGAAGCAAACCGAAGAACATGGAAAGCGCCAATCTGCTCTTACTACTGAGATGAATAAGCGCAATGCTTTTAAGGCTGTTCTTCCAGCATACGCACAGGTGCACGCTCATGAGATGTTTACTGAAACTTATGGCGAAGATCACCCCGATGTAGTTTCAGGAAAGAAAGTTGCGGGAGAACCTCTTCGTCCAGAACTTACTGCTTCTTATCGTGCTCGTGGATTAGCTGGTTCTCAAATTGCTTCTGAATCTCCAGGTGAGCGTCAGGAAGCAGGACGTCAGAAGACAGAACAAGAAAAACAAAAAACACTTGCAATGGTTCGAGAGAATGCAGACTTTGGTGCTTGGCAAAAGATGAAGAGTGATGGTTCTGAAGGCGGAAAGATAAAGAACCCACAATTTGATGCATCCGCTGCAGTAGCTTCTTCTCCTGTTAAAGGTTGGAATCCAGAAGAGAACGATATTCAATCTGCTCTTAATGCAAATAACCAACGAAATCTTCTTCCATTTACATCAACTGCCGGTGAATCTGGTAATTGGACCCCAACAAAGTTTGAGCCAAGTGGTCAACCTACTTTTAGTGAAAATGATGCTGAAGAGCTACGCAGTATTTCTAATCAATCACCTAATGATACTCGAGCCGGATTCGGTGCTCGTGCAACAGAACAAAGTCGTTTATCCAACCTCAATGTCGGAACTCAAGAAGGAAAGTAAACCATGGGCCAATTTGATCGTATTGTAAAGCCTGCTACTAGTGCAAGGCCAGCTGTTATTGAGCCAGGTGCCGGCATTGATATTGGACAACCTATTCAAAGTGCTGCAGATGCTGTTCAGGCTGGAGCAGGTCTAGTAGTTAATCCACGTGACACTGCATTTCAAAAGAGCAGCAGTGGTAACCCAAAACCAAACAAATCCCTACCTCGTACTGCCAAAAAGGCTGCTAAGTTTGAAGGGTCACGTCGTCAACGAGCTGCACATAAGGCACAGCTAAATACAACAACCATGCGTATGGGTGCTGACGGTGAGGCATATGATCTTGAAGATGTGCAGGCAAAGTCTACGGCTCCCGCTACCCCAGCAAGCCCGGTAACACTTCTTAATGGACCACGTAGGTCAGCCCCTAAAGCCTCTATTGGAAGAAACGAAAACTTCCATGCAAGTACGGAAGTTGCAGCTCGTGCTAACTATCTACTCCAGGGTGTCCCGGCAGCTGCTAGGCAAGCAGCAGAAGCCGCAGAGGCAACTGAGTCAGAGCGTCAAGGTATGATCGCCGGAGAAAATAAGTTTAACGAAGAACAAAAACGTACAGGAGGTTCTTTGCGCTCTGAGCGAGGAATCACTTACGATCTTAATGATATGCGGGCAGAGATAGATAAAAAGGGAAGTCCCGATATTGCTACAAATAAGCCTACAACAGTATCTGCAAAACACAAGCAATGGTCTGAATTTAAAAACCGAATGGTTTCTGAACATGGCGTTATCCCTGAAATTAAAAAGGGAAGTCCTGAAGGAGAGAGCGGCACAAAAGACGACCTTCGTCCTAGCTCTATTATTCCTACGGCACCACAATTAGAAGATTTAGGAAAAGACAGCGAACGTGCAGTTGGAACTGAAATCACTAAAGAAGAAAATTATGGAACTGAAGCTAAAGCAGCTCCTGCTCCAGAAGCAGAAGAAGACAAGCTTGCTAGAGAAAAAGCAGAAGCGGCTGAAAAGAACAGTGCTCAGCTAAATGAAGTTAAAGAATACGAGCAAAAGAGTAAGGGCCGCAATAAAGAGGCGGGCATGGATACTCGTGCTGATGTAAATCGTGGTACTCAATTTAAGCAACCTTCTAGGGTTGTTGGGCAAGAAGTTGAAAAATCACTTGGCGGTCAAGTTGTAGTAGAGACGCCTATGAAGGAATTCTCAAATAAAGAGTGGAACCGCAGAGTTCGTGAATCTAAAATTGACGCTGGTCCAGAAAGTACTACTATTGAGTTACATGATCTTCCTGAAGAAGGTACGGACATTGTTACTCCTGTTAGGGAACGTGGTGTACAAGTTACCCCTAAGAAGCCAAAAGTTATTTCGCTTCCTAATGGCCCATTGACAGAAGCTCAAACTGAGCAAAAAGAAAAATTACCTAAGACAGTTCGTTTTGAAGGACCACGCAGCGTTATTCCAGACACGGCTATGTCAACTGCTGTTGATACAGAAAAGACTGATGCCGAACTGCATGCTGAGAACCTTAGGGATATTAGCAACAGAATGCCTTCTGGATATAGCGGTACTGGTCCTTATGATCCTAATAAGACATCTGCTCGACCAAATCGTATGCAGACCAGAGAACAACGTGCTATTAGGGCGTCAAAGCGTAGAACACGTGCAGAAAAATTTGGTTCGGACTTTGCACCAAAGCTTCATACTCCAGAAATTATGCAAACAGCTAAGCTTATTGGTCAACAAACCTATGGTTTGTCACCTGAAGCTATGGCCCACCCTGATTTTCATGGACACGAGGCTGTTGCTGAGGCGTACATTGCACACCGACTTGGAATTCATAACTCTTTAGAAAAGCTAAATACTGCTCTTGGTGGACTTACCAATGAGCGTGCAGAACGCCGAGGTGCTTGGTATAAGCTACTTGAGTCAGAAGATCGTGGAGATGAGGCATTTAAGGGTGCCGGAGATGTGCTTCGTGGTCTTGTAGGCGGAGAAAAGAACATTACAACTGTTAACCGTAAAATTGGACAAGGTGAAGAAACCGGAGTTCAACTACACGGAAAAGCTATTGAGCACTTTATTGCTAAGCAAAAAGACCAATCTAATAGAGAAAACCTTAAAACCACTACTATGCGTATGGGTGCTAATGGTCAAGCCTATGATATTGAAGATCGTGCTGCAAAACCAATTTCATTCCCTGAAAATGTAGATGTTTCTGCTGCTACCCCAACAGGGTCTAGCAAAAGACTTATTCAAGCTCAGGCACATGCAGGCCATTTAGAGAGTGGAAAGAATGTAGTCGGCTGTAAGCACTGCGCCGCCCTATCTTCTACGCAATCACGTGCTAATGCAGCTACTGTTGCTGGTACATTTATTCCGCCAAAGGCAGAGACTGGACGAGTTGCAGTTCGTAAAATTGACCAAGTTCCTGAAAAGGCAACTGTTCGTTCTCTTTCTGAAGAAGAAAAGGCTAATAAGTCCAATCTTTCTGGCAAGGACGATTCTAAGTTTAGGTTCTAATCATGTCACGTACCGATTCATTTAACGATAGGCCACGTGATAGGCAGCTTCCCCGCAATTTACGCAACAACGCTCGGGAAGCTGCTGAATACCTAACTGGTCTAAAACCAGATCGCCCAGACGACTCACACGTAATAACCCGACAAAAATACGGTCGTGGTGCTAATGGGGAGTCTGCAAGCTAATGGCACGCCGTATTGACTATAACATTAATGGTAAGATTAATGGTCTTACAAGCCATTCATGGACTTGCAACACCTGTGCCTACCACGTAACTAAACTTGGTGGGGCTTCTGCTATCCGTGCAGGTAAAAAAGAGGCGTATAATCATTCCTGTGTGGATACCTCTGATTCACAAGAAAAACAACGTAAGGACACATTCGGATGACAACTAAGAAGAAATCAGCTGCGTGGACTCGTAAAGAGGGTCAAAATCCTAATGGTGGGTTAAATGCTAAAGGTCGTGCCTCTGCTAAGAAAGAGGGCCACAATCTTAAGGCACCCAGCAAGGATCACGACAACAAGCGCCATAAATCTTTCTGTGCTCGAATGAAGGGCATGAAGAAGCACAATACCTCATCTAAGACAGCTAATGATCCTAATAGCCGTATTAATAAATCTCTACGTGCATGGGACTGTGATTGCTAATGGCTAAAGAAGTTTGGGATAAAAAAGATCCAGATGGCGGTAAGCATAAGAAGCTGTCATCTAAAAAGAAGTCTGCTGCTAAAGCCCGTGCTAAAGCTGCTGGACGTCCCTACCCTAATCTTGTAGATAACATGAATGCTGCAAAGAAGAAAAAGAAGAAGTAAAATGAGTAGATCTGAAGAATTTTCAAATACTCTATTTCCTTTAACTGGTCAGCGCTTAAATATAGTGCCACCTAATAAAGATAAGCATAATGTAGATGTAGATGATTTTGACAGACTACTTATGAGTACTAATAAGGATGATCTACCACCCCTTTATCACGGATCAGCAACATACCATAAGCCTGGAACTATTTTAACTCCAAGACCGGATAGTCCATATAAAACAGGAAAAAGGCACGTATTTGCTACATCCTGGGCACAGGTAGCAGGAAGATATGCCGCTCCCGAACCATCTGCAGATAAAACAAATAATGGTGTTACTTGGGGTGTTGTGCATAAAGTTGAGCCTGTTGAAGATGAGCCGGTATATAAAGATGTATTACATGGAAAAAAACAAGGTCATTTTCTATCTAAACAGTTTAGGGTACTAGAAGCCACACATTTAGTTGATGAAGAGGGTAGAGAAACCCCATTAAATGGGAACAAAGACTTAATGGATATTTGGCCCCCAAATAGATATAACACCATGTCCTCAGATAGAAACGTAGAATTGGATCTTAAATAATGACTACTAAGAAAAAAGAAGTAGCTGGCGGTAAGGAATACAAAGGTTCAGCCGCTAATGGCGGACGTAAAATTATCGTAGAGCACTATAAGGACTCAAGCGGTAAGTGGCATACCACTTCTAAGAATGCTGCTAAAGCTAAGTATGAGAAAAAGCATGGCAAACTACCTAAGGGAACTGACGTAGACCATAAAGATAATAATCACGATAATGACTCAGCCAGTAACCTACGTCCTTTAAAGCACGGCAAAAATACCGCTAAGGAGAATAAGCGCAGAGCAGGTAAGAAGTAAGCTCCCGAACATGGATTCGAACCACGATAGCCAGTGCCAAAAACTGGAGTCCTGCCGTTAGACGATTCGGGATAGACCTGCTAAACCGCCAATATTTGAGGACAGAGCTTAAGCCACATCTGAACTAGATAGTGATCTCTTTCACCTGGGTTAGCATGCCAAGGTGACCAATCCCTACCCCCAGCAGACATCTGATAGGCGATTTGAGCGTTCTTTACTGGATTGGTTAGTTCTTGGGCAGACTTAAGATGAAACTCGCTTATACGGCCCTTCAGAGCCCCGTAAAGGTTAATCTGGAAGACTCCATAGGAATCGTCTCCAGTCTTACGGTTAAAGTCATGGGCAATAGGGTTTCCATGAGTTTCTTTCATAGCAACAGCCCAGGCGATCTTTAGGGAACGGCCTTTAAACCCTACCATCTGTAATAGCTGGTAAAGCTGCTTTGGGGAGAGTTTCTTAGCTACTTCGAGTTTGCCAATAGGAGTTAAGCACCTTTGGACTATCGGGGCTGCCGCCCTAGCTGAAAACGTTATAATATTTGTAATTGTTAAAAGGGCTATAAGCCCAAGGATTAGATATTTCCTTTTGTCATATAAATTCACACTATCTCCTAGGCTAGAGAGCCAACCCGAATCTTCACTCATCTGTCACCTGAATGAAAATAGCCTGGCATCGGTCTGCCAAGCTAGTTGTAACTCTTTTGTTTCGTTTTTAGTGTTGAGGGTTTTAACCTCTATAAACTAGTATAGACGTAAATACAGCCTTAGGTCAACCTGGAAACCAATATAAGATATGATTAATCTTACAAAAACCGCATAAATTGGAGAAATATGAGAATCGTACAAAGAATTGCTACAAAACAAGGCCACCCAGTGCCTTCTACTTCACATGCTCCAAGAGGCCCATTCCCACCTGAGCTTTACGCTCGTCCTGAGATTGTGACCGATTACACACCGGTAGATCAGGTAATTCCTATTGGTGGAACTGCACAGAACAACTTCAACCCACCAAGGATGTTTCAGTGTTCTTATTGCAATATGCTAGAATTAGAGAAGGACATATCAAACCATATTTGCCGGGAGGACGACGAAGATGGCCAAGACACATGATGTCGGTAAGAAACATTACTGGCACTTTATGGTTTATCCACTTAAGCCAAAAGTAGTATTTGAAAAAGCGGAGACTCAAGAAATAGAGGAGCCCTATCGTTTTGGTAAGGGCTACTGCTTACGACTACCTTTTACTCGCTTATCAATAGTAATGGGTAAGTGGATTAAGTATTATTCAGAATCTCAAGCACTTACTAATGCAATTGTAGGACGCAAGATGTCTACGGAAGAAGTAGACTGGGATCGTATACGATTTGGAGTAGAGGAAGATGTTTAAAAAAAAGATCTATGAGCGTAAAGTTACTAAAGCTCAAAAAAGAGTGGCTATGTTGCCTACACCTGAACTGCTTACGTGGAGTGATCAAGTGCTCTATAGTATTGGAAAAAATTTAGCTGGTTGGCAAAGAAGCCAGAATCCGCAGACTTTAGAAGAAGCACGGCTAGGGGCTGAGGTAATTCAGGCCATAACAGAAACATTAACTGAAAGAGCTCTACGTTGAGTCAATTTGAAGATGAAGATCTAAGTCAAGAAGATTTAGACGACGAGATAGGTCCTATAACAGAGGATGAAGAAGATGAGCTAGACGAGCTCTCTAAAGAATTCGTAACTGTTTTAATTGATAAAATCATGGACTTTATGAAGCTTCTTGTAGGTCATGAACTTCACCCATATCAAGTACCGTTAGCTAGGCGCATTATTGAATCTGTGATCATTAATGATGGCGAAGAAATCACTGCGTTGGCTTCTCGTCAGTCTGGTAAGTCTGAAACCATCGCCAATACGGTGTCAACCCTCATGGTTATCTTGCCACGCCTAGCACGTATTTATCCAGATCTATTAGGTAAGTTTGGTGATGGTATTTGGGTGGGAATGTTCGCACCTGTACAAAACCAGGTAGAAACGCTTTATGGCCGTACAGTATCTCGTCTAACTTCTGAAAGAGCTATGGAGATCTTTGGTGATCCCGAAATTGATGATATGCCAACTAAAACTCCAGGTGTAGTAAGAAACCTTAAGCTTAAGAAGTCTGGCAGTAGCCTTATGATGATGACAGCTAACCCTAGAGCTAAGATTGAATCTAAGTCTTTCCACTTGATCATTATTGATGAGTGTCAAGAAGCGGACGATTTCGTTGTATCAAAGTCAATTGCACCTATGGGTGCCTACTACAACGGAACTATCGTTAAGACCGGAACACCAACAACCCACAAGAATAACTTTTACCGTGCTATTCAGATGAATAAGCGCAGGCAAACTGGCGGACGCAATGCAAAGCAGAACCATTTTCAATGGGACTGGAAAGATGTTGCTAAGGTTCAGGCTAACTATGAGAAGTTTATTAAGAAAGAAATGCTTCGTATCGGTGAGGACTCTGATGAGTTCCAGCTGTCATACAACTGCAAGTGGTTGCTAGAACGAGGTATGTTTGTAACCTCTGGCATTATGGATGACTTGGGTGATACTTCACAGGAAACTGTAAAAGCTTGGCACCGTTCTCCAGTAGTAGTGGGCATTGACCCAGCTCGTAAGATGGACTCAACGGTGGTAACTGTTGTGTGGGTAGACTGGGATCGTCCAGATGAATATGGTTATTATGACCATAGAGTGCTTAACTGGCTTGAGCTTCAGGGCGATGACTGGGAAGAGCAATATTTCCAGATACAACAGTTCCTGGCTAGCTATGATGTCCTTGCTATTGGCGTAGATGCTAATGGTGTTGGTGATGCAGTGGCTCAGCGTTTAAAGGTTCTTATGCCACGAGCTGAGGTTGTACCAGTTACTTCTAGTCCTACTGAGCAATCTAAGCGGTGGAAACACCTTCAGGCCCTTATTCAACGCCAAATGGTTTCCTGGCCAGCACATGCTAAGACTCGTAGACTACGTATTTGGAAGAAGTTCTATCAGCAAATGACAGATGCTGAAGTTCAGTATAAAGGCCCTAACTTCTTGGTAGCAGCCCCTGATGAGGCTCACGCTCATGATGACTTTGTTGATTCATTGGCCCTAGCATGTTCTCTTACACAAGAGATGGTTATGCCAACTATTGAGGTTTCAGCAAGCCCATTTTTCTAACGTTTAGGCCGACAAATTAAGAAATACAAGAAAGAATAATCCCGAGGACCTCAATCCCAACCCTATAGGAGAATAACAATGGCAACACCAAATATCGCCCCAACGCCTCAGTTTGCTGAGCGCCCAGGCAACACCTATGAGCGTAAAATGTCCCCAGCAGCCCCAGGTCTTCGTGGACCACTTCGTTTTGAAGAAGGCATTGCAACAGACACAGACGTTCCAAATGATTTCCAACTTGGCTTGGATCAAGGTTATGAGACCCCAGCTGGTCGCCCTAACCACAACAACAACGTCTTTGAAAAGTACGCAGAAGAGACCATGAAAGAGCGTGCCCACGTAGGCTCAGCAGCATGGGTTGAAGCTCCAACATTCCTTGGCGAGTTTGCTCAAGGCAACTTCGGAGATCATTCAACAGTTGTTATCGAAGAAGTTATCCGTAACGGTTCACGCCAAGAGCGCATGAACCCAGCTTCGGTACTCGACTAATCTAAGATATACTATACCGGTCTCCAACTCTGTTCCCTTTCTCCGGAGTTGGAGACCTCTATAGTGGAGGATAACAATGGCTCAGCCTAATAACCCAAAACTATATAACATGTTGTTGAACCAAGCTAAAGCGAAGTGGCCTTCACATAAAGGACCTAATCACTTAAGTTGGCCAGCAATGAAATGGTTTGGTCAGGAATACGCTCGTGAAGGTGGCGGGTATGTTGATTCAATTCAACAAGTAGATCCTAACCTTAGGGATTACAAGCAAGAAGCTATTAAAAAAGAAGAAGAAAAAGAAGCAAGAGAGAAAGCAAATCTAAAAAAACGAGGATATCTCGTTTAGTAGCGGGGGCTAAGATGAACGGAATTAACCAATGAGTGGTGGTATTGATTTTTCACCTCCCAGTTATAGGGCGGCGTCATCTGACTTAACTATCTCCATTTCTCCTCTGGGACTTGTAGAGCTAGCAGACGAAGAGTTCGAAGTACATGGGCCACGTCTAAATAGGTATTCATTAAACTGGGCCATGTATCTGGGCCATCACTGGTCTTATCGCCGTGAAATTGGCGAATCACAGATGGTATACAACTACTATCGTGCTTTTACAGATTACATCGTAAACTTTACATTTAGCCGTGGCGTAACATTCCGTAGCCCTAAGCAGACTGAAGCTATCGTCCCTAACATTCTAAAGCGTGTTTGGGAGACAGATAACAATAAGCAAGGCATTTTGTGGGAAATGGGTCAACAAGGCGGCGTTTCAGGAGACTGCTTCGTAAAGGTGGCCTATGAAGAGGCATACGAAGACTCAGTAGGCTTTATGCACCCAGGTAAGGTGCGTATTCTTCCCCTTAACTCATCTTTCTGTTTTCCAGAATTTCACCCCCATGATCGCTCACGTTTGATCCGTTTCAAGCTCAAGTATCGTTTCTGGGGTACATCTATTGAAGGAACCCGTCAGGTCTATACATACACTGAAATCCTGACTGATGATCGTATTGAAGAATATATTAACGATGAACTTATTGACTCTCGCCCTAACCCAATCGGCGTAGTCCCAGTCATCCATATCCCTAACGTCCTAATCTCTGGCTCTCCATGGGGCCTATCTGATTGCCACGACGTAATTATCCTTAACCGTAACTATAACGAAGTTTCTACCGATGTAGCAGATATCATCAATTACCACGCTGCTCCGGTAACAGTTATCACAGGAGCTAAGGCTTCTGCCCTTGAGAAGGGCCCTAAGAAGATTTGGGGCGGTCTTCCAAAGGATGCACAAGTATTTAACCTAGAAGGTGGCGGACAAGGCCTCGTAGGAGCTATGCAGTACCTTGAGACCCTAAAGACCGCTATGCATGAGATGGTGGGTGTTCCTGAGACTGCTCTTGGACAAATGCAGCCAATCTCTAATACATCAGGTGTAGCCCTTGCTATTCAGTTCCAGCCTTTGATGAATCGCTACCAACAGAAGCTGGTTCAGTATAGCGAGGGTCTACGTAGAATCAATGAACTGATATTATTAACCCTGGCCTTTAAAGAACCTGAAGTTTTCACTTGGAACCAAGAAGTTTATGGGCCAATCAAGCAGGGTCAGCTTCCTCAGCTAGATCTTACCGATCCAATTACATATCAATCTATTGTTCATTTCCCACCTCCACTTCCACTAGATAAGCTGATCGTCTTGAATGAAATTCAACAAAAGATGAACATGAATCTAGAGAGCCGTGAAGGCGCTTTACGTCAATTAGGCGAAGAGTTTCCTAACGAGAAGTTGGAAGAGATTAGGTCAGAGCTCATTGCAGATGCTAAATCTGATGGTGCTTTGAACCTAATTAAGCAGCAGATCCAATCTGCTATTACAAGTTTGACTGGAATGATGCCAGATGGAACCCTTCCACCTGGAGCTGCACCTGCAGATGGCATGGGCCCTGGCCCTCTAGGCCAACCAGGTGTCATCACTCCGTTCGAAGAGCAAACCCTTGCAGGACTTCAGAATGAGCTGATTGTAGAGGCGTATGGTGCCCGCACCCCACGTCAAGCATCAGATCAAAAGGACACCCCAAACTCTGAGGAAAACAAGTAATATACCCTGACAAATTGAAAAATATTTGAAAGGGTATATACCAGAAACCAAACCCGTAGGTCATCGTGGCACTAATTCGGACAACGACCTCTTAAACCTAAGGAATAAGCATGGCAGAAAACTCAACAGCAGTGGACAGTGCAGTGGCTCAAGAAGCGTTTGCTTCAGAAGTTCAAGGTACAGCTCCAGTTGCACAGCAGGCAGTGGCCCCAACAGCTCAGTTTACTGAAGTTAAGGGCTATACAGATGAAGACTTGAAGCGTGTACGTGAGCAAGAGAAATCTAAGCTCTATCCACAGATTGATTCCCTAAAGGAAGAAATCAGTCTTCTTAAGAAAGACCGTGAAGAGCGTTTGGCAGAAGCACAACGCATTGCGGAAGAGAAAGCAGAAGAAGCTCGTAAGAAGGCAGAATCTGAGATGGACGTTCGTTCACTTCTTGAACAGAAGGAGAAGGAATGGAAAGATCAGCTAGAACAGATCCGCCAAGACAATGCCCGCAAGGATGCACTGCTTGAGCGTGAGCGTCAATATGCAGAGCTTACGAACTATCGTAATCGTCGTCTAGAAGAAGAGCGTGAAAATATCATGCCTGAACTAGTAGACTTGATCTCAGGCAATAGCCCAGAAGAGATCGAACAGAGCATTACTGGACTTAGGGATCGTACCTCTAAGATCTTGGAATCGGCGCAGCAAGCCATTGCGGCTCAGCGTCGTGATATGAAAGGCACAAGTACAACTTTGCCTCCACTTATGGACAACAATTCGGCCTCACAATCGTTTACAGCGGAACAAATTGCCGCTATGTCGGTTGCAGATTACGCAAAGAACCGAGACCGTTTGCTCCCAGGAGTAAACTCTCAAGCTAAAGGAATCTTTGGATAACATCCAAAAAATATACATAACAACTAACAAGGAGTAAACCGACATGGCATCAGCCGTAACAGGTACCGGCAACCTCGCCGCAGCACCTACAGCGTATTCTGGCGCTAACAGCCAGCTTACACAAGCAATTCAGACCATCTGGTCAAAGGAAATCCTATTCCAATCAATGCCTATCCTTCGCTTCGAACAATTCGCAGTTAAGAAGACAGAACTTGGCGTAGCTCCTGGTCTCCAGATCAACTTCATGCGTTATAACAACCTCGGCTTCGCAGCCCCATTGGTTGAAGGTGTTCGTATGACAACCAACGCATTGACAGCTCAACAGTTCTCAATCACCGTTGCAGAACAAGGATACGCAATTGCAGTATCTGAGCTTCTTCTCAACGCTTCATTCGATGACGTAATGGCTTCAGCTTCACGTCTTCTCGGTCGCAACATGGCTCTCTACCTTGATGGCCAGGCTCGTGACACCCTTATGGCAGCATCTTCAGTCATCTACGGCGAAGATCGCTCAAACCTCTCAGCAGTCAACAACTGGTATGCATACGGCACAGAAGCAACTTCTCGTGCAACAATGACCGGTGCTTCATACCTCTCAACCCGTACCGTTAAGGACGCAGTTGAGACATTGGCAACCAAGAACATCCCAAGGCTTGGCGAGACCTACGTAGCATTCGTACACCCTCACCAATCACGTCGTCTTCGTGACCTCCCAGAGTTCATTGAAGTCACAAAGTACGCTGCTCCAGGTAACTTCATGCTCGGTGAAATTGGTCGTTTGTACGACACAGTCTTCATTGAGACAACCCAAATCACCAAGGTAACCAACGGTGCAGGTTCAGGATATACAACTGATACAGCAGTAGCTCCAGGATCAATCTCTTACCCAACTGGTGGAGGTTACACAACTCCAGTAACAGCTACAGGTAACGGTTCATCTGACCGCTACTCAGCTATCTTCATTGGAGACAATGCATTCGGTCACGCTATCTCACTTCCAGTTGAGCTTCGTGACGGCGGTATTCTTGACTTCGGTCGTGAGCACGCTCTTGCTTGGTACGCAATCTACGGTCTTGGTCTTATCACTGACCAATCTGTAGTTATCGCAGAAACCAACTAATTTAATACCCGGGGGAGAGACCTTGAAGCCTCTCCCCCACCCTAACTAACATAACAGGAGAATAACAATCGTGGCAAAAGCAAAAGTAACAGATGTAACCGGCCGTGTCCGTGAGCAAATGATTAAGGATAGCGCTGAAGCTTTAGCAGCTCGTGCAAACGAGATTTCGCTAGCTACAGCAACACAAGAGTACAAGGATGCAACTGAAGTTGTAGACTTGTCAACACCATCAGCACCAACCGTTATTGATGAGGTTGAGAGCGTAGGCGTTAGCCTTGCTGATGATAGCGTCATCGTACGTGTCGCAGAAGACATTGAAATGATGACTGTAGGAGCGGGCAACCATTATTCTTTCCAAACAGGTAAGAAGTACAAGGTACCGAAGCATGTAGCAGCACACCTTCAAGAAAAGGGTTACTTGTACGACCGTTTGTAAGCTGCACCCCTAGATCGCTAAACTCCAACAAACGCCCTCCTGTTGGAGTTTAGCCCATTTAAGGCTGACTAATCATCAGCTTTATAGGATGATTACTACATTAATTTACTGGAGGTTCTGTGGCAACTTTAAGCGCTCTCTCTGACCGTTTACGTGCAGAACTTGGCGATACCGCCAGATCCTTCGTAGACACTCTTACAGGTGACGAAAGTACTGTTCGCTTTCAAATGTCTCAAGCCCCTGTACAGGGCTCCACTCTTTCTATTCAAGTAACTACCCCAGGCTCTACAGCCACAGTTACGGGCGCATCTGCCGCCCTAGGTATTGTTACCTACACCACCATATCTAACACATTTGCTACAGGACAATTAGTAACAATCACCGGTCTTAGCACATCAGCATTTAACCTTACCAAAGTACTTATAACATCCGCTACCAGCACATCTTTTACAGTGGCTAGCAGCGCTACCGGCACAGCAGTTACCAATGCATCTGCTCAGGCAGTGGCCGGAACTAATACTCAAGATGTTTCCTCTACCGCAATCGTAGAAGAGGGCACAGGAGTTCTTACTTTGGCAGTGGCCCCAGCAACCGGATCCATTATCAATATCTCTGGACAGGCCTACCGTTACTTTACTGACTCTGAAATAGCTTATTACATTAATACGGCGTTCTCTCAGCACACCAGTACAGAGACTACCAGCCTAGGAAGTAACATCACTCAACTGGCATTCCTACCGCCTATTGAGGAATACCCCCTAGTTATTCTTGCCTCTACGCTGGCCCTCTATACGCTAGCTAATGACTCAGCTTTTGATATTGACATTATCTCTCCAGACGGTGTTTCTATCCCTCGTTCTGAACGTTACCGTCAGGTTATGGAAATTGTTCAGACCCGTAAAGAACAATACATTGAGCTTTGTAAGATGTTGAACCTCGGACTCTATCGAATTGAGGTCTTTAGTCTACGTCGCATCAGCCGTCTTACAAATCGGTACGTACCTATCTACAAGCCTCAAGAGATTGATGACTGGTCACTACCGCAACGAGTCATGCTCCCTACCCCTACATATGGGGACGTTACTCCTCCAGAGCCAATTATGGTTCAGGATCTGGAAATGTACTCAGGAGACGACTTCTCTATGGAGTTTGGCTTCAGCTTTGACCTTACTAACTACACGCCTAAATCAGAGATTGTTCTTTACCAGAATAGTGAATTCTCTCAAGTTGGCCCAGTTATCCTAGGTACCTTTAATATTACTAAGGTAACCCCACAAGGCGCCAGTGTTCCAACACTTCTACAGATGACTCTTCCAAGCAGTGTCACAGAGATGCTTCCAAAGGTCTCTTACTATGATCTACGACTTACCGATCAGAATGGTCTTAAGAAGACCTACTTTGGCGGAAAGGTCTATACCTTCCCATCCGTAACCAATTCCTATAATTATGCGAGTTCAGTATGAGCCCAGTAGTATGGACCCCCTCGGGTACCTCCGCCCAGACAGTAGTAACCTATGATTGCAGTGGCACAGGCACCTGCACCTGTGGAACCTGTACCCAGCCAGCAGTAACCATTAATGAACCTGCTGCCATTACCCTAACTAGTCAGACCCTTGCGGTACCGGCTATTGCCTTCCACTATACCCAGCTCATTCCTAGCAATACCTGGGTAATTGCCCATGATTTAAACTTTTATCCAAACGTAACTGTTGTAGACTCAGCAGGTAACATAGTAGAAGGTAACATCTCCTACACCGATTCAAACCACCTGACCTTAACGTTCACGGCGGCTTTCGGTGGAGATGCATACCTTTCTTAAGGAGATAACGAATGTCACGTAGCTTTCTAACACCGATCAATCTGAATCAAAATGAAATTCAGAATGCTCGTATTCAGAACCTTGCTACAGCGCCATCTAGCCCTGTAACAGGTCAGATTTACTACGACACTTCTGTAAACCAGCTTAAGGTTTATGAGGGCAGTGGCTGGGCTCCTGTTGGTGGAGTTGCTACTGGTGCCGGCGCACCCGCAACCTCGCCTTTATCTTCAGGCTCAATGTATCTTGATACAACTAACAGCCTTCTTTATGTTTCTAATGGAACCTCATCAAGTGCTAACTGGATTCCAGTTATGCCTTATGGCCTTACTGCAGATATTGCTAATCTTAATACTGCTAACGCTTCTGGTTCCTCTCTAAAGGTAGCTCGTGCGGACCACGTACACCGCCATACAGATACCGATCACTCTGGAATTCACCTTAATGCGCTTGCTACTGCAACTGGCTCTTACTCAATGGGTGGCAATAACCTAACAAACCTTGCCACACCTGTTAACCCAGCAGATGCAGCTACTAAGGCATATGTAGATGCTACCGCAACTGGTCTTAGCATTCAAAGTTCTGCCGAGTATTTAATTGCTGGAACTATCGCAGGTACCTATACAGCAGGAACAACTGGCGCTGATGGTGGTACTGGTGTTGGCGCAACAATTACCTATTCTTCAACAGGCTCTACAACTATTGATACCGCTGCATCTCCTCTTAAGCTTAATGACCGTGTACTTGTAATCAACGGTGTAACTGCTTACTCTGGTGCATCATCAATTGTAAACGGCCTCTATACAGTAACAACTGCGGGTACATCCGGAGTTGCTACAGTGCTTACCCGTTCTACAGACTACGATAACCACATTGCTGGTCAAGTAGACGCAGGTAACTTCGTTTATATTGCTGCAGGAACTATCTATGGCGGAACTGGTTGGGTACAAACTCTTCCTGGAACAGCTACAGACGTTGGCAATGGAATCAAGATTGGTACCGATCCACTTGATTGGGCACAGTTCTCTGGTCCAGGAGCGTACACAGCCAATAATGGCGTAAAGTTAACCGGAACAGTCTTTAGTTTTAATCCACTTTCAACTGGTGGTTTGACTACTGGAGTTTCTGGAGCTTCCCTACTTCTTGCTACAAACTCAGGACTTGCAACATCTAGCAGTGGTGTAGGAGTAACCTCTGGTCTAGGTATTACCGTTTCTGGTGCAGGTGCTGCGGGAGCAGCTACTGCAAACCAGGTAGCCATTAACACCGACGTAGTAGTTCGTAAATATGCTGCTACAATTGGTGATGGAACAACAACATCGTTTACAGTGACACACAATTTGGCAACTAAGGACGTGCAAGTTACCCTTTACGATACGTCAACCAACGTAGAGTACACGGCAGACGTTACGCATTCGACTACTAATACTATTACAGTAGCCTTTGCAAACGCACCATCTAGCAACCAAATCCGAGTCGTAGTATTCGCATAAGGAGGTTAAAAAGTGTCAAAGCCCTTTTTAACCCCAATAAATCTAGTACAAGCCGCTACTGATCCAGTAACTGCTACAGCTGGAGATATGTACTTTAATACTGTTGATCAAGCAGTTAAGGTATACAACGGCACAAGTTGGAATGATGTAGGAACTGGTACTGGCGGGGGCAATGGAAATGCCGATGCCTACACATACATGGGAGTTTACTAATGGCGACATATACACCGACAGCCACACCAACTTTATTTTATAGGGGTGCAGCTACTACAACTTCTAGCACAGTTTACACTGTGCCTACAAGCACATCCTCTTACAGTACTGTGGCTATTTTGACAGATATTGTTATTTCTAGCACTGACCCAAATCAACAAACTGTTACCATCTTAGTGGATGGTGTGGTTCTGGTACCTTCTGTCCCTATTTCCTCAAATAGCGTTTTAAACTTTCAATTTCGAACAGTTATGACCACTGGTAAAGTTATTACGGCATTGGCTGGGTCTACCAACATCAATCTTCATATTAGCGGAATTCAGCTTTCATAATGACTATCCAACAATATCCTTCCTATGACAATATAGCCTCTACCCTATCTTGGAAGTATACGGCTTTGGCTAATCAGACAGTGCTTTCTGGATTAGATGATTTTGGCCAAACATTAATTTATAACGCTGGAATAGAACAATTCTACCTAAATGGTGTATTATTAGTTCGAGCAGTAGACTATACGGCTACAGATGGCAGGACAGTAACTATCCCGGCACTTAAAGCAGGAGATTCTGTTCAAATCGTCTGTTGGTCTGCGTACTCTGTTGCCACCAGTTCCTCAGGAACATCCGAGTCGTTTCATCCGTTCATGTTGATGGGAGCATAAGATGGCAAATTCATATAAAGTCTTAGGTCAGTCTTACCCTCTTGCGACTACCAATACAGATATCTACACAGTTGGCGCTGGTAAATCAGCAGTCGTTTCCACTATCGCTATCTGTAACCAAACAGGTAATCAGCTTACCTACAACATTGCTATTCGTATTGGTGGATCTACTTTGGCTACCAGCCAATATCTTGCATATAGCACACCGATTAATGGAAATACCACCACCTTTATTACTATAGGAGCTACGCTAACTGCGACGGATGTGATAACAGTTTACGCTTCAACACAAGGTTTGTCGTTTAGTGTGTTTGGAACGGAGATTTCATAATGTCAGTTTCAAGTATTGGAGCAGCTCAAGGAGGAGCAGCGTTTAGCGTTGCTGTATCTACTACGTATCAAACAGTAGTTTTTACTCAGCAACAGCCTGCTGGAGCGTATACATTTACCTCTCAAACTAGTAACAACACTATGGACCTTTACTTCTTTGGTTCTGGTGGAACTCTCGTCACCTCTACAAATGGTAAAGCAATTCAACCTTCTTTACCATTTAGCAAACTTGTTATTGTTGGTGGAACTCCTGGAGATGTTATTACATTTTCTGCTCAACAAACATTTAGTGGTACAGCTGAAACTTCAGAAACTGGTGCTGGTCCAGTTGTTTTAAGTACAAGCCCGACATCTTTACCAAACGTTAACTCAACAACAGTTGTTACGGGCTTAAATTTTGCATCAAACGTAACTGCTACATTTACGGGTACAGATAATTATGTAAGAAATGCTAAATCTATAGTTTATGGTTCTCCTACATCTATTGTTGTTACCCGACCAGACTCTATGCCAACAACTTATTCTCCCTATACACTTACTGTGACAAACCCGTCGGTAGCTGTTCCTTCGGGAAGTAATAAAAATACCGTATCTGTAACAGCTGGTGTTAATCCAGTTTGGGTAACATCTGCATCACAAAATGGAAATACTGGTTTTCCTCTTACAGCTATATCAGCCACAGATGCTGATGGAGCAAGCTCAATAACATATTCAATAGTTTCTGGATCATTTCCAACTGGTGTAACTTTAAATACAAGTACTGGTGCTTTTACTGGAATTCCAACAACAGCAGGTACTTATAACGTAACAGTTAGAGCAACTGATTCAGGTGGAAACACAGCAGATAGATCTTTTACATATTCACTTACAGGAGGCAATATAACTTCTGATGCAACTTATTATTATCAAACTTTTTTAACAAATGGAACTATTGCTCCAACAATATCTGTTACAGCTGACGTATTCTTAGTTGCAGGTGGTGGCGGTGGCGGTGGTGCAGGCGGCGGAGGCGGAGGTGGAGTTCGTGCTCTTACTTCACAGAGTATACCAGCGGGATCTTATGCCGTAACAGTAGGCGGCGGAGGTTCTGGTGGACCACGTTCTTCTGGAGGACCAACTGGAACAGGATCAAATGGATCAAATTCAGTTTTTAATGGATTATCAGCAACTGGTGGTGGTTTTGGTGGCGGCTATTCTATAAATCTTAATGGTTCATCAGGAGGTTCTGGCGGCGGCGGAGGAAATTCAAATGGTAGTACTGCTCAAGGTGGAAGTACTGGAAATGCTGGAGGTTATACACCAGTAGAAGGATATAGTGGAGGAACTGGTGGAAATTATGCCTACACATCTGGTGGCGGTGGTGGTGCAGGCGG